TCACCGTGACCGCGCTATCGGTCACGACCACGTCGGTACCGCCGACCTTGATGGCCACCGTTCCGCCCGGCACGGTGATGGTGTAGGACTTGGCCTGCCAGTCATAGACCAGTGACCCGCCGTCATCGAAACGCCAGACTTCGACGTGGTCGCGGTTGTCCGGTGGTGGACCGGCATTCCCGTACAGGCCCGGCACGAACGTGCCTTGCGACACGTCACCGCTGGGACTGATCAAGCTGCCCTGCTCGCCCATGGACGGCGCCCGCCAATGTCGGGCTTTGCCGGCAGCAATGCTGTGCCAGCGCACCCAAGCGCTGACCCAGTCACTACCATCCGAGACCCGACACACTGGCGGCGATGCAGACAGATCCACCGCGACCACGTAGCAAGCCTTGACCGCCCCCGCAATCATGCGGTCATGTTGGGCGCTCGCGTAACTCATGAAACAGGCTCCGGATCGACAACCACCTCAACGGCGTAGTCATCCAATTGCAGCTGACCCGGTGGATCATCTGGCCACGGCCATTCTTCAAGACCGAGATAAACTTGCTGAGTCCACTCCACCAGCCAGACCGTGTAGCCGTCCAGGTGGGGTTGGGTCCAGTCCTGCAGTGCTTGCACGAACTCGGCCGGATCGACTGCCAAACCCCACGTCTGCGCACGCAGCAGTACCGCCAACTGGGTTGCCAATTGCACGGCCTGCTGATGATGGTGTGGCTTGATCGGGTCGACGATGATGCGCGCTTCGAACTTGCACACCAATGAGGTTTCGCCGGTGCCGATATCGGTACCCGGCTCAATCTCAGCCAGCTCCAGAAACACTGCCGGCAGCAGCACGCGATCTGACACGTTCGGCCAGGCAGTGACGGCCTGAACACCTGGCAGGTGTGTGCGCAGATGCTGTTCTACCGCCCGATAAAGCTGATCCAGACTGAAGGTTTCATCAGACATTACCGATCCTCTTGAGGTATTTCTGCAGCTCAAAGTTGAGTTCCTGCTTGAGGATCTCCAGCAGGCGCTGATCTGCCTTTTTGACCCAACTTTCGAAGTGCGGTCGGGCTTGCTCCAGCGACACTTTGGCTTTGGCCAGCGGGAAGCGACTGCCGTTTTCGGCGACCCAACCCGAACTCGCTCCACGACCGGGTGACACCGTGCTGTCGGGGTAGTCGCCCGCGTTGAAATGCTTGCTGGCTGTGCGGATCCAGATGTCGGGCTTGTTGCCGTAAACTTTCTTGAGAAAGGCACCTTGGTAACGCCGCCCCGCCACCGACACACCGCTGCCGGTTTGCCGCGCTCGGCCGATCCGGCTGGATTCAATGGCATTCAAACCGAACCAGAGTTTTCCGCTCGCGGCACCGCCGGAAACCGGATAGCTGCGCAAGCGCTGACGCACCGCCGCAACAGCAATGCGCTCTGACCGGCTGACAGCTCGGGCGATGTGCGTGCGCAACCAGCCCAATGTCTTGTTGATCGCACGCCGATGCGCCGCTGCTGCAGCCTTGGGCACCACCTTGGCGAAGTCTTGGAACGCCTGAAAATCTGCGGCCGAGGACTGGATGGAGATCATCCCGCCGCCGGCCGAGGGTTTGAAATAGCTGCCGACGCTCATGGGCGTAACCTCAGAATCAAGGCGACCAGACCGTCACCGCTCGGCTCGAGCTGAATCAGGTCGTAGTCACCGCCGCCGTCCAAGGCAGGCAAGTCCACGCTGACCAGCATGCCCTGCTCCAGACCATGCGAATCGCTGACGCGGATCTCGAAGCGCGGCTCGCGTAACCCGGTGTTGAGTTTGCCGAACTTGGGTTGCAGCCAGGGCGCGGCGAACATGCCGAATACGGGTTCTTCGCGACCCTCAATGCGTGCGGTGTCGCCCAGCGTTTCGAACACCACCGCGTCGACTTCGGCGATCAGATCACGAAAGCCCATGGTCAGAGTTCCAGCAGGATCTGGGCGCGCGGTCGAGTGCACAGGTGCAGCGGGTTAGACTGAGCTTCGCCGGCCATGCCTTTGCCGAATTGCATCGGCTCGATCTTGCTGTAGTAGGGAATGCCCTGGGTGTTCACCGTCTCCATGTAGTCAGCCGGTGCGAACACGGATATGTACAGATCGGGCACGCCTTCCGGAACCAGCAACGCCTGATCGTCGTGGACGAAAGAGACACCAGCTACCTTGCCGCGATAGCGTTCCCAAACGATGCCACCGAGTTCGAAGCTCTCACGGGCGTCACCGCGCAAAGATGCGGCCTGTTGGCTATTGAGATAGGTTTCTTTGATCGATGGATGGACGATGAGTTCGTTCCAGAAATGCTTACCGCAAAAAGCGCGAGAACCCGTGCTGGTCACGGCGCCGAGTGCGTCTTCCTGCATATCCAACGCCTCGACACATTTAACCCGCAGCTCCGTCTTAGGATCCTTCAGTCCCATGGAGAGCTTCTGACGCTGCACGCCGAACCGCTCGTACAGATCCAGCAAGACCGTCGAACCATCAGCATCCAGGATCACGCCGTTGAGCGCGCCCATGCGCTGGAATTCATGCGTGGCGTCCAACTGGCGGCGCGCCTTGGCCAGCCGAGTATTGACAACGTCCTGAACCGCCTGCAATTCGGTGCGAGTACCAAAGGCACGAATGCCTTGGATCTCATCCGCCTTGATGGTGAAGCGCTCAGGCAGGTGCACGGTGTTGAACGGGATCAGGTTGCGCTTGCTGGCAGCAACCACTAGGCCAGAACCACCGCGCTCACCTGCAGGCACCAGCGCCAGGGTGTCACCGTCCTTTTCGATCTGCACGGTCAGGGTGGTGATGCCTTCCTCGCGGAACAGGCCCAAAGCACTGATGCGCCCTGGCAGGTACGGTTGATCATTGAGTGCTGCGGTCAGCGAGGTGACGGTGAATGCTTCGTCGTCAAAAATGGCGATATCGGCCATGGGTACTCTCCAGAAACGAAAAATCCCGCACGCGGCGGGATGCATATAAAAGAAGGAAACGTCTTAGCGGATGATCAGCGAATGCGTTGCCAAGGCTTTCTCGGCAGCCAGATCAAGGCCGGTCAAATGCGCTTCACTGACCTCAGCCAAACGCACGACGGCGCGACCTCGACGCACCACGTCGGATTCGCCAAGCGGGCCGTAGAGAATGGCGACAGCGTTTTCAGTGCCGTCCTCAGCCGTTGGGCTGTACGGTGCGAATTCGCCGGTGGCGGTCACCAGCCCGAGAATTTGTCCCGGCCACAATGCTGCACCAGCCGCTACATTGATCGCTTCGCGTGAGATCGTGCCGGCGCCCTCGGACAGCAGGAATTCACCTGCGTGCATCGGTTCCCGTTTGATGGTCATGCTCGTGCTCCTTGCGCGCCGTGCGCGGTTCCAGTTTGAGCCGCTTGACGAGCAGCCCAAATCGAGTTGGGGTCAGGTTGTTTGGCCAGCACCTTGGGCGCCGGGTCATCCGCCAGGGGCAGACTGTTGTCGATTTCGAAGCCCTTGCCGCTGGTGACAATCTTGTCGAACAGGCGCGCCCGCACCGCCGCAGCATCCAGACCTGCCGCGACATACTCAGCGCTGAATTCCGGTAGTCGCGCGGCCACGCAGAGGTCGTTCACTGCCTTGGCGCGTGCCAGCCCCGCCAGAACGATTTCTTCGCTTTCTAGCTGGGTCGAACTGAGCAGCGACTCGACCAAGTTGCTTATGCCCGCCGCCGTGCAGCGTTGAGTGATCATCAGTGCCAGCTTGGCCGAGTCGACTACGGGCGGCACCAGCGGCGGATCCACAGGTTCCGGTTCGGGATCCGGTTCTGGTGGCTCGTCGAGCTGCGCCACCAACTCAGCCGGAGCGTGCTGGTATCGTTGCAGCACCGCGCCTTGGCCGAGGCAGGCCTTGACCTTGACGCCGTCACCGACTTCATCCGCCAGCCCCAATGCCACAGCTTCGTTGGCGGTCAGCCAGGTTTCAGCCGCCACGAGGCGCCGCAACTCGGCCTCGTCTATATCCGGCGCTTTGGCCTTGTAGGCCGCGATGATCGCTTCCATGGTCTGGTCGAGGACATCGGCCACTTTGCGGAAGTCCTCCGCATCACCGGCGGCGTAGGTCCAAGGGTTGTGGATCATCAACATCGCATTGGAGGCGATAACCACCCGGTGTGCACCGCACACGGCAACACTGGCGGCGCTCGCTGCCAGCGCATCGATCCGTCCAGTGCAGCGTTCGCCCAATCGCGACAGCGCGTTGTGCATGGCCAGCCCGTCAAACAGATCGCCGCCGATGCTGTTGAACGCGGCCACCACCGGCGATACACCGTCATCCATGGCGCGCAGATCCTGCACGAACTGATTGGCAGTGATGCCCCACGCGCCGATCTCGCCATAAACGAAAACTTCGATCACTCGCTCGGTGGCTTCGCCGCTGGCCTGCACGGCGTACCACGTCTTGTCCTGTACCTCGACGCGTTTGCCGGCGCGGTTGTAAATACGCGGTTTTGCGGTTTTGCTCATGGTTGCTCCTTGTCGTCGTTGTCTTCGACGGCATCAAGGGTGTTGTAGTTGAGGCCCAGTTTTGTGGCCCGTGCCAGATCGGCGGCGTTTTCCAGATCGACCGTTTCGGCGTCGTAGCCGGTGCGCAGGACCATCTCGCTACGCGAGGCAAAGCCGGCTTGCACTTCCATTCGGCGTGCCTGCACGTCCTGTACTGGCTGGATATAGGCCCAGCCTTGTGGCACCCAGCGGGTACGCAGGTACTGGCGGCGCTTCTGCGCGTAATCGTCCAACACCAAAACACCCGACAGCACAGCCATGTCCATCCACGCAGCCCGTACCGGACGGCAGAGTTGATGCACGTACACACTGAATTGCAGTTGTTCCAGGCGGCGGCGAAACTCATTGAGCACCACCCGCAGCGCACGGTCGTTGATCCCGCGCATGTCGCCGGTGAGGATCTCGTACGGCGTGCCCGACCCCGCTGCTGCAGCCATCAGTTGCTGCCGCATGAAGTCCGGATAGTTGTTGCCCGCGTCCGGCGGCTTGGAGAACTCAACCTCCTCACCAGCCCCCAGCTCCTGCATGGTGCCGGGTTCGAGCGCGACCATCGGGGTGAAGCCGTCGCGATCAAGATCGAGCAACGCGCCGGTGACGGGATCGCGTGGCGTCTGCCCCGACTCCGGCGCCGGCCGCTTGATGAAACCGGCGAACAGGTTGGCCACCTCTTGACGGAACAACACCGCGTCGTCGTAGTTGTCGAGACTGCGCAGGCGTTTGAGCACCGGCGACAATCGCGGCACACCACGCAACTGGCCAGGCTCGACCGGTTCAAAGATGTGCAGCACCTGCGCGGCGGGCACACGCACCAGTTGGTTGTAGCCCGCATTCAGGGAGGCCGCTTCGCGCGGATGCGACAAATACATCCAGTACGCCACCCGCTTGCCGCCGGGGGTGAACTCGATGCCGGCGCGGATCACGTTGCCGGTTTTGGTGCTCTCGAATTTGTCGTGCGGCACGAACTCCGGTGCGAGGATCTGCAGTTGCAGGGGAACCGCCAAACCTTCATCCAGACTGCGAGGACGCAACCGAACGAAGCATTCGCCCGAGGTCTCAACCGTGCGCGCCACCAGCGCCTGCTGGCCATAGAAGTCGGTACGGTCATCCGCGTCGGACTCGTCGACCCAATCTCCCCACAGCTCCTGCAGCAGTTTGCGCAGAGCATCATCGTCAGTCGTTGGCCGAGGGGTGATGCCCGTGCCGATCAGGTTGCTGACGCGCTTGTCGATGACGTTGAAGGCGTAAGGGTCGTTGCGAACCGCTGCCCGTGAGCGCGACCACAGATTGCGCAGGGCCGGAGTGTTGATGCTGTTGATCCCGTTGTCGGGAGCGTCCCAGCCAGTAGAGCGGCGCCCTTCCCCTGCGCCTTCGTAGCTGGCTTTGATGTTGGACGGCAGGACAAATCCGTTACGGGTCAGCGTGGGAAACTGTCGGGCCATCAGATCCCCTTCCCTGCGTGGTACAGCCGGACCACGCGCGAACGCGGTCCGGCAGCGTTGACCAGCGACGAACGAATCTCTTCGCGAGCCTTAAGCAGCTCATCGACCGTGCGGTATTCCACGGTACGGTCGGTGTAGCGCACAGTTTTTTCACCGCGAGCTATGGCCGCCTCAACCGCGTCGAGGTGCTTTTTTGTAAAGGACATATCAGCGTCTCTTCAGGTAGCCGCTGGCAGAGCTGCGGCGTTGAGGGGATGCAGCAACCGGGCGCGGAGTCGCGGCCGGTGCGGCAGGTTGCGGTGCGGGTTGCGCGGTGACGGCGACAGATGTCGGTTGTAATGCAATGGCGACACGTTCGCCTTGAACGGGTTTGATGCTTGTGACGTCGTCAAACAAGCCTGCCTGAGCCAACGACTGGCGGACCCGCTCCCAATCGTGTTCCTGATACCGATTTATGCCCAAGTAGTGAGCCATGGCCAGGCAGTACACCATCAGGTCGAGCGCTTCGTTGCGTTCGGCCTTGCCCTTGACCCACTCGATGCGCTTGTGACCGCGCACATAGCGGGCGACCTTACGTTCGGCCACACACTGGGCGAAGAACTCGTCCGGCAGGTCGTTGGCAAAGTGCAACGACCCCGGTCCATCTGGGAACGGATAGCGGTTGTAGATCCAGTCTTTGGCGGTGTCGGTACCGACGAACCACAGTTCGGCGCCGTTGCGTTCGGTCTGGCCTTTCCAAGTCACGTCGACCATGGACGGGCGCTGAGCGATCACCGGTCTGCCCGGCTTGCTCGCACCCTTAATGGCGAAGACATTGCGCCAGCGACGGACGCGGCAGAACTGGTAAACCTCGTCGGTGTGGTGACCGCCGGAGTCAACGCCAGTGGCGAGAATCGCTAAACCGACACCGCAGGGATGCCGATATCGGGCCTTGAGTTTCTCGTCCAACACGACCCAGGTGCGCTCGTCGGCCGGGTCGCCCCAGATGATCTGGTGATCCACCACCCAGCGTTCCATGCCGACGCCGAAGCCCATCACCATCAGTTCCAAACGGTTGGCCTGAACGTCGACAGCGCCGGTCAGCATCAGTACACCGACCGGCATCGTACCGAGAGTGTAGGTTTCGAGACGCGCCCTAGCGATCAACACTTCGGCCTTGGTTTGCTCTTGCGCACTGTCCCAGACCTTGGCCAGACGGGTGTTGTAGAACACCTGCATCAGGCCCATATCGCCCTTGGACTGGGCCTTTTTGGCCTCTTCAAATTCCTCAGCGAGCGTGCCCCAAGTCATCCAACCAGTCGGTGAGTACAAGGCATTGAGGTGAAAGCCGACCGTCTTGCCATCGCCTTTTCCGTGGGTACGCCACTCACCCCGGGCGAGCATATCGCCCTTGTGGTGCTCCTCGATCAGCACGTCGCATTCAGACGCCGCGCACTCGTAATGCGCGGTGCTGAAATCTTTGCTGTAGTGCAGCCGCTCCCATTCCAGTACCTGCATATGACCGCAGGTGGGGCAAGGCACGTAGTAGTGTCGCTGGTCGCTGGACTCGAACAGATCGGCGATCCGCGAAGCACCCTTGATCGTCGGCGAGCTGGAGAAATAGATCTTGGCGTTGCGGCCGAAGTTGGTCGCACGCGTCTCCGCCAGGGCGATGGGATCCCCCTCCTGACCGACATCGTTCTCCCAACGATCAACCTCATCGCCGTAGATGTAGCGCGCCGACAGCTCCGACAGGTTAGCTGCCGAGCCGGCGGTGGTGACATACAGCGAACCGCCTTCGAATTCCTTGGTGTCCATCGTGTTGCGCGCGTCCCGCGAACGGGTGGCCGCGACACGTTCACGCAGAACGGGCGTGGCCTTGATGGTCTTGCTGATCCGGCCGGAGACCCGCTTGGACAATCCGAGGCTCGGCAGCAGCGCCAGAATGTTGGAAGGCGCCATGTGGATCAGGCCGCCCATCCAGTTCAGGGCGATTTGGGTTTTCATCAACTGCGAGGCCACCATCGTGACCACGCGCCTGCAGGGGTGAGCCGGCGACAGGCAGCGCATTGGCTCTCGTGCATAAGGTGTCCGCGAGGTGCGGTACTGGCCTGGCTCAGGGGCGCCGGTGTCTCGCGGGATCCGCATGTACTCGTCGGCCCACTCATCAATCCAGAGGTCTGGATCCGGGCGCAGTCCACGGAAATAGTTCTCACGGTACACCTTTGCACCGTCAGAAAATTCCGTGTGCATGGGTTCAATCCGGTGTCAGGGCATGTTCAAGATCTGCTGAAGAAAGGCGCTCGGCCTCTTCCAGCGTTTTACGAAACGTGGCTGCTAGATGTTTTTCGATCAGCCAAGGATCGGTCATGGTGGCAAGGTCGTGGGACAGCTGAGGCAGCGGCCCGAACAATTGATCGCGCAGCAGTCGGCCAGCGTCGTAAGCGCCGGTCTCGACCGCTTTCTTGGAGACTAAAGAACCCTGAGCCTTCAGCCGCTCGATCTCGGCAAGCATGGCCATGTTGTGTTCACGCAGAGCGCGGGATTTTTGGAAGTCAGGCTGCTGGCCATCGCCGGTAATGAGCTGCTGCGGCGCAGCCGTGGAAGTCGGCTCAGTCTGGGTCGACAGTTGGCTGTAAACGTCGCGCTGGATCCGATCCTGTTGGTGTCGTTCGGCGACGGCGGCCTTGCTCGGGTCTGCGGTGTCGCGAATCAGCGCTTCGGTGGCATGTACATCAACCTGTTTGCCGTTGGGCGAAAGCACCAGCCGGTTGTTGTCTTTCAGCCAGGTGATGTAACTCGGCGACCTGCCGAGCCGGGCCGCGAAGGCGCTCTTCGACAGGTAGGTTGGTTCTGTCATGAGCCCTCCTTTTTCAACGTATTTCAATGAATCCTTTCAAGATTTCAATGATTGAAATTTCAGTAAGCTGGGGAGCCTGCGGCTAACAGGTTCCCGCGGGTTTCCGACCCCGTACCCCCCCGAATACCCCCAGGGTCCCCGGCGGTTTTCGGCACCCCACCGCGATTCGTCACCCCTGTTCGCCACTGGCAGGTGGCACTTCGGAAACGCCCAGCCGCTTGGCGGCCCAGCGTTCGTAAAGACCGATGGCGACATCAGCGCCGGCCATCGCGGTCAGGCAACCCAAGCTGCCGGCTGTCCAGATCGTCATGCCCGCGCCGATCATGAGCATCATCGCCGACACCCCGCAGACAATGCAGGCACCGGACCGAAGCGCCAGTCGTCGCAACAACGCCCAGCCCCGCGCCCCGTCCTTGTCGGCGCGCCACATCTCTCCCGACACGCCACCGACCAAGGCCAGGACGATCACTAACCAGATTGGCATCTCTGCCAGCGCTTGTTGCTCGTTCGTCATCGCCCTACTCCATAAACGCAAAAACCCGGCGCAATGGCCGGGTTTGGTGTGTGGTGCCTGCCGCTCTCTGCGGTCGCACCTATCGAAGATGGGTACTTTTTACAGGTGGATTCCGGTGGCAGCAAGCGAGTTTTAATGCCATCGAGCAATACGGGTGCAACGTGGGTATGACGCAGGTACAACGGAGGTACAACGCATTCAATCGGTTATCGCTTCTGATGCCCAGTCCTACCTGTCCCACTATACAGAGTCGAAGTAGGACAGCTACAGGCGCCTAAATTCGGGCCTCTGCCCTACTGTCCTACCTATTTAACTTTCTCTTGTGTATAGAGAGAAAACTAAAAGCACGCATGCGCGCCATGGGCGCGACTACGTGCCCGCTATGCTTACGTGTGCATGGGGCGGGCAAAGGTTGGACAGTAGGACAACCCAATAACGGCGCGGCCTGAACTTGTCCGACTGCACTAAATGGCAGTCGGACAAGGCCGGACAGTAGGACAGTTGCAGGTGGAGTGATACCAGGGGTCACGCAGCCTTCCCCATCAACATGCCAGCAATGTGCAGGTGCGCTTCATGCAGACGTTGGTAATAGGTATCGCGACTGCAACCGCAATGGGTGTACTTCTGCGAGAGGAAGCTTTCGTGGTTGCAGTAGTGCTCGCGCACGACCACCGACAGCTGCGCCGGCAGATGCTTGTTCACGATCAGCTCGATATCCACCGATTCATCCAACAGCACCCGACTGCCGCGAGTTCCACGTATCAGCTCGCCCTTGCACTCCATCAACATGGCAATCATGTTGCCGCCACCAGATCCGCCGCAGTCGGGGTTCATCGGAGAATGCAGATCCTGCGCCCAGAGCTTGAGCATCTCATCAATTCGCTTAATCAAAGCAAGGCTCCTCTACCAAGGGCGCCTGCAATGCAGCCCCACGCCCCCAGGTCGCCGGCTTCTGATAGGCCCATTGCCGAATGCCGCTCTTAGCCAACGCCGGCATGCGCTTCTTCCGCCAGCCCAGGCGATGCATGATCGCCCCGACGCGCATCTGCTCCGGCTTACCCCAATGGCCGACGTCTAACTTGAGGGCCTGGATCAAGATCTCGTTGCCGGTGGCGGTTTCACCGATCTGCGACTCCTCCAACCAGGTCAGGATCGGACCTTCCCACTCGTCCACAACAAAGCGCTCGTCCTGGGCCTCGGCGAACATCCAGGACTCGTCCTTCGTCACCCACCAGATATCGCCGGCCTCGAAGCAGAACACCGCTTCAGCCCACAGCTGGTCGCGAATCTCACGCAGCGTTTCCAGGTCGACCTTGTTGCAGAACACTGGCCAGTAACGCCGGTTACCAGTGGCGTCCTTGAGGTATTCCTCTTGGTTGGTGGTGCCCACGAACACACACTGGCGTGGCACATCGTTCGTTCGGCGGCCGTAGCTTTCGCGGTAGGTGTCAGTAGATGCGGAGAAGAACTGCTTGGCCTTGGTGCTTTCAGCCTTGTTGAAGCTGTCCAGCTCCCCCAGTTCGACGATCCACTTGCCGCGAATCGCCTGGAAGCTGTCCTTGTCGCCGAGGGCAAAAGGCGTGTCCATGAACCACTCGCCACCTAGAATGCCCATGGCCGTGGACTTACCTTCACCCTGCCCGCCTTCAAGGATCATCACCGAGTCGGCCTTGCAGCCAGGGCGCATCACCCGAGCCACCGCCGAGATCGGCCAGCGCTTACCGACTTTGGCTGAGTACTCGTTGGCATGGACCCCAAGCACGTCCGTCAGCCAGGTTTCCAACCGAGGCACGCGGTCCCACACAAGCTTCTCCAGATACTCACGTACCGGGTGAAAAGAATGGTCGTGGGCAACCACACTGACCGCCTCGATCACATGGGACGCTTTGACCCGCAGGTTGTATTGCTGCGCGAGCCATTTCATCACCCGCATGTCGTCGATGTCGGCCCAATCACCGGCACCTCCGCCAAAGGGAGCGGACCGAAGTTTGACGATCTTGGAGCTGAACACGCTATACCCGATGACACCGGCCCAGCGTTCGTCATTGCCCAGGATCAGCTCAACGTTTTGCATATGCGCAATCAGGGAGCCGTTTTCGGTTCGAGCCAATTGATCTTTCCAACCACCAGCTGCAGGAGGTTTGACCACCGCCAACACCTGGCGTCGGACAGCCTCCAAACCTTCAGCAATGTGCAGATCGTTGAAGTCAGTCCACTTGATTTCGCGCTCGCCCGAGAAGACTGGCGCGACTACCTGGCCACCGACGATCAATGCAGCATTGTTGGCTTTTTCCTCACCTGGGTTCCACGGATCGCCATTGGGACGCTTCGTCTTCCAGTCATCATCCCGGCAGAGGATCAGCGGGCAACCGGGGAAACGCTCCCGCATGGCCTTGGAGACAGGAAGCAAGTTGCCCGCATCGAAGGCAATGGCGACCGTCAGCGAGGTCGCCATGTGCAGACTGGCGCCTGTAGCGTACCCCTCGCACACAAGTACTGGCTCACCCGGTTCAGGGTGCGGGCCGATCAAATGGAAAGCGCCCTCTTTCGACATGCCGTAGGGCCAATAGGCTTTGTCGCGGCCGGTGTCTTCTTGCTTTGCCGGGAAGATCACCTGCAGGCCGACGATCTGATCTCGCACGTTGCACATAGGCACCAAAAATGCGCCGGTACGTGGCGCATAGCGAACCTTGAATCCAACGATCTGCTTTCGATCCAGATAGGCGCTCTTGCCCTTTTCCGGCATGCGCTTGAACAATCCAGCTGCACGGTTGGCTGCGCGCCGTGCCGCATTGGCCGCTACCTCTGCGGCCTTACGCTTGGCGTCTTCCTGCCGGGCACGCATGACTTCGCGTTCTTCCGGACTCATGCGCCCGGCCTTCACCTTGATCTTTTGCGACTCGCCCGAACGCCAATCACCGAAGCTGCCGAAGATCAGTGTTTCGTTCTTCTCCGTGCGATGCTCGTGGACGACGTACCAGCCGTTTTTTTCCTTGCCCTTGTCCTGAATGGTCTTGCAGCGGGTGAGCTTACCGAAGATCAGCGGCTGCTCAGGCTCAAGGCCGTAGTCTGCGAATTGATTCAATACCTCATCGAGCATGACGGGCCTCCCGCGCTTCAGTAATGGACTGACAGTTCAAGCATTGGGTACAGCCCTTTTGAGCCACTCGACGCTTTTCTGGGATCGGCTCTTCGCAGTCCTCGCAGAATAAAAACGAATGCGCCGCCAATGCAGGCTTGGTGGCGTTCCGTGCAGCCAGCGCCTGATCAAGCCGCTCCTGCACCAGGTCATTAGCAAAATCTGCGATGTCAGCCATGCTCGGCACCCCGCGTCGTTTTGTTGACATAGGTGGCGCGGTTGAACATTCCCAGTAGCCCTTGAATGCCGCGAAACACCTGCAGACGAATTTCGGCCAGTTCGTGATCGCTCACAACACCATCGCCTATGCTCTTGGCCCAGGTATCAGCCAGGTCTGCTACTTGTCGGAAATAGATAGCAATGCCGGTCGTCAGCGTCTCAGGCATGTCATTGGTGTAGGCCTCAGCCAATTCCTGCCAAATCGTGTCGCCGACCAAAGCATGTACCGAATCGAGAATGCGGCGGTCTTTGGTAACTTCGAGGATCTCGCCAAAATCCCGAACATTGAGGACATGGTTAGGATTGCTTTTAGTCAATGAGAGTTTGTGCTGCAACGTCGTGGGATTACGGCCAGCGACGGCGGCAATGGCAGCGGCGCCGCCTGGATAATCTCGTGCGGCGTGGTAACACGCCAATTCGAGCGTCAGGACTTCCCTTTGCGCTCGATCAATAGAACTCAGAGCGATTCGGCTCATGGCATTAATCCTTAAAAGTTGCCAGTGCCGCGCGACGTGCAGTGGTGATACATTTGTCGCGTGGCTTGAAACGGCCCAAAAAGCCGGTCAGATCCTCAAGATCGAAACCGGCACCGTGCCGAGGCGAACGATCCGTCGTTCACTTCTGGCGCAACAGCTGCTCAATCTGTGGTGGAAAGAGCAGCAACCCAAGGCATCCGTGTCTTGGAAACGCGGTGAAGTTCAGCGGTTCGCATGTGGTGTGCCCGCTTTACCTTCAACGCGACCCGACAGCACTGTGGTGGTGTGTGCCGGGAGGAACTGGGCGGCCCTTGGGTCGCCTTTTTTCTAACCTACATTTAAGGAGAACTACCTATGTCAGATAGTCATACCCCTACTATTTCTGTCGGCCGTCTTCGAGAGGAACTGGCGACATACCCTGACGACTGTGAACTTAGCTTTAGCGGCCTTGAGTTCTACCGCATCAAGGAGCACGGCCCGAAACTTGTTCAACTGGAGTTCAACGAGCAGGTTCACCGCGACGGAACAGGGCGCGTGGTGCTTGTAAACCCTGAATGAGGTACTTGGCTGCCTCAGCGGCGCGCTCGGGTGTCGTAGGGGCGTAGCCTTCAAACCGATGGCCGTTCAAAGAGCACGAAACCACTACAAGGCTACCCTCGATGTGCTTGAGTGAAACCTCAAGGCCGGGTGCGGTGCCGAAGTTGTCTGCGTATATATCTACGGACATAGCCGTCTCCGTGATTAGAGGGAGTGTTTGCGTCAGGAGGAACTGGACGCCCCATGGGTCGCCTTTTTCTATCTAAGCAGCAGCTTTCTGTGGGGTCGACGCATGAAGCAACCAAGCCGCATCAAAAGCATTACCCTTTTGATCTGCAGCATTCGCCAAAAGCATGGCGTACTGGGTTTCACCCGTGTAATCGGTTCGCGGCAGGCTGGCTGCCAGACGCCATTTATTCAGTGCCTGATAGCTCCGGTTGCATACCTTGGCCGCAGCACCGATGCCGCCTACGGCTTCGAAAGCAAACGCGATGGCATTTGGAAAGTCTGACGGGTTCAAGTTTTGGCCCTCAATTCAACTGTTGGTTGATAGTAAAGATCAACTGACGGATTAGCAACTTCTATGTGATCATCAACTCATGATTGATAAAGAAACGCTGCGACACATGTTTGCCGAAAGGCTCCACGCCGCCCTAGACGCTAAGAGCGTCCGCCAGCATGGGCG